GTGCAGCGCGTTGAGTATCTCTTCAGCAGCAGTTAGCCCATCCTTGCCTTCCTTGCCGAGCACGTTAGCCAAAAGCACATGAAGCTCGGGTAGCTTTGGCGGTCGGCCGCTGGGGTTGCCGCTTTCGCCCTTCTTGAACTTGGTGTGCTCTGGTGGTATTCCCTTTGGCATTTTCCCTGTTTTATCCCTGTTTACCTCCTACGTGCTTTTCGGTACTTCTCAGCCTCTGCCAGTGCGATTGCCTGCGCTTGCTGCGGTGGATATCCCTCGCCTATTAGCTTGCGGATATTCATCGAAATGACCTCTTGACTGTCTCCTTGAAATAGTGGCATGCTATGCTGTGATTAGTTCGGTGAATATACGGCCTTCGTGCTGTGCGTTAAGGCTGTGCCCATTGGTAACGATTTGATTGTATTGCCGTGGGTAGATAACGAGGCTGTGTAGCTTTCCTGATGCGAATACTTTGCATGTGTAGGCATTGTTCTTATCGCGGTCTTCGGTTGGCAATATAACGCCGAATTTATACTCGGGTTCATCGGTTGGCAGTATCAACTTGTTAACCTCTGCAAAGCCTTTCAAATCCTTTTCAGTAAATGCCACGGCTATATCGTACTCCAATCCGGGATGCGTAAGGTAGCCGAAATAATGCGGCTTGCCGTTCACCTCTGAATCAATGAATACTCCGGCTCTTAATCTGCGTGTCATAGGTTGTATCTTTCGTTGTAGTATTGTTCGGCTTCTGTTTGAAAAAAATCTTCGTCTTTAAACCAATATTCTGATGATAATGGTAATATGTAAGCGTTTTTTATCTGCTCCTTCTCCATTGCTTTGGCTAATAGGAATATTGTATTTACATCTTTTGCTTGAGTTGTTGGCTCTGCTAATTTTGTATGATACCACTCTAATGCTGTCTGCTTCATAACTGGTATGTATCAATGCGTTTCTTAACCATATCGATGAATCGCTCCATCATTGTCGCGTAGAAGCTGTTGAAATCCTTATGCCCTTCGGGTGCGTGTTCGAATAGCACGTAGAGTGTTGATCGTAACCGCTGGCTCGGTGTCTTACTTCCAAGCTCGGCGGCATCGAGCTTCAGGTTGTTTAGTAGCTGTTCATCGTTGTAGTTGAACTGCTCGCCTTTGAATGCCATCACACCCACGCCACCCATCCACTGGTTGAACAGTGCGCTCGTTTGCTCGGGTGAAAGCTCCTGCGTTCCGATTGTTACCTTTATCGTCTTATCGCGGCGCGTGGCTACCGATTCAATCGCACATGGTATGGTTAACAGCTTAGCATCCATATTCAGGAATATTTTGCTTAGGTTCGTGCTTGGGATTTGTCTTTAAGCCATCCATGTAATCGTACACCATCCGGCGAATCGTTGACTTATGCGACTCAGGAACGCGGAATGTAATGTTAACCGTTGGCTCGCCATATAGCGGCTTCGCTCCAGCGCCCTCGCGGTAGCCCCCTCGCCCTGTCTTTATGTTTTCACTTTCCATTGATGTTTGCAAAGATAAGTATTTATTTGATTGTGTGGTGCATTTCGATGCCGTTTTTTTTCAAAAGCATCAGCCACCCATAGCAGCGTTTGAGGTATGCCTTGCGCACGAATGAGCCATTAGGTGCGTGTTTCAATTGCGCTGCGTAGCTTCGATGCGTTCGCGTGGTGCTGTGGTATGTTACGCATCCATGTTTTATCGTTGCCTCGTTCGGCTGGTAGTTATTCATGCGCTCGATTAGTTGCTCTTCGATTGTCATTCTCTATTTTTAAACTTTCTTAAAAATTTTTCCATTTCGTCTTTTATATCTTGAGCGGTAATATTTGTATTTTTTATATCTATGCCATCTGTATAAATGCCATCAAACCATGATATAGAGTTAACTATCTCAAAACCTAAGCTTTCGTCATCAGTCATTGATACAAATGCAATAATAGATTTATTTATATCAGCTTTAACCCAAGCATATTTATAATCATTAAAACATTGAACACTTACCCAGCCTTTATTTTCAAAATAATTATCTACAACTGCAATAGGGTAATCAATAAATTCATCTAAATTAAAAAGCCCGTTTTGTAAATTATCTTCCATTAGAACGGATTAAAATCAAAAGTTTCATTAGGCTGCATTGCTTTCGGCTCGAGCTCAGGCATGTAATGCTCAACTGGTAGAAAAGTGCTGCCACCACTCGAGCCGGTATCGTGAAAGCTCGTGAGCGTGCTGTTATGCTTAAAGCGTACCTCACCGGTTGAACCTTGCCGGTGCTTCTCGAATAGATAAAATACATCGGAGCTATAAGGGTTGCCAGCTTCATCATTCAAGCCGTAGTATTCAGGGCGATAGACGAACATAACGGTATCGGCATCCTGTTCGATGCTTCCCGATTCGCGAAGGTCTGAGAGTATCGGTCGTTTATCGGCGCGTTGCTCGACTTGCCTGCTTAACTGGGCAAGTGCGATTATTGGAATGTTTAACTCTTTTTGTGCGGCTTTCAATGTTCGGCTTATCTCTGCAACCTCAGCCTCTCGATTACCGCCTCTGAAGCCCTCTATCGTCATCAGCTGAAGATAGTCAATTATTGCCCATTTGCAATTATTCTTACGTGCTTCGCGCCGCATTATGCGTATTGCCTCATGCACACCGCATCGCGGCTTATCGTAGATTGTGATGGGTAACTTCTCAACTAATCCGATCGTTGTTTCGAATGCGTGTAGCTCGGGCTGAGATAGGTTCCCATCGCGTAGGCGTGCGCTGTTAATCGCATCGTTCGCGTGTTGAAGTATGAGCCGCTGGCAGAGCTGGCTTTGATTCATTTCGAGGTTGAAGTATATGCCAGGCTCGTTGAACTGGCAGGAGTGGTACAATGCGAGGGCAGTCTTACCCATCGATGGCCTGCCTGCTAAGATTATAAGCTCGGGATGGAAGCCTCCGGTGAATCGGTTAAGTGCTGCGATGCCGGTATTGAGCCCGCTTGTCTTACCGCTTTGGTGCAATGCAGCGCGGCGGTAGTATGCTTGCCGCTCTTCGTGCGTGAGCTGAAGGGTAGTTATTATGTTATCGGTAGGGCTGCCATTCTCGATCAGGGTGTTGAGGCGCTTGATGATGTTTACGGCTGTTTCACCGCCGCTCTTTAGCTTGCCGAGTCCGAGTGCCTCTTCGGTTAGGATGTGGTTTATATTGCGTTTGATGTGTTCATCTTTAAGAATGCTGATGTACTCATTGATCGGCTCTGAGTAACTCAGCTCATTGCCCCACTGGGTAACGCTGGCAATCTCATTAGCCGTGAGTGTTTTTTCAGTCAATGCGTATTTTCCGAAGGTAACGAATGTCGGCTGCTTGCCGTCCTTCATTATGGCGTTTATAACCTTAAAGGCTTTGAGTGCTGTATTGTCTGCGAAGTGTTCATCGATAAGCTGCGGCGCGATTTCCTTATAGTTATCATCGCCGTTAAGGCAGAGGAACATAAGAGCCTGTTCTATCTTTGGTATGTTCATAGGTCAAAGGTATTTTTTAATACGTAGTGCTTTTATTCCATTTTAACGCCCATCGAGGCGCGTGTCTTTGTTGGTGCTGGTTGTTTAGAGTTGTTGCGTTTAATTTCAAATAAACCGCTCCATCCGTTGGCGATTGCTTCCTCGAGCCCTTCAATTACTTCCTCTTTGGTTTTATAAATTTTACGCACTTTTTTAATTAGCAATTCAATCGAGTTGTCTGTTGGGTATTTCTTACGTGCGATACGTTCGGATAAAAATTGGATAAATAAGCTGTTTATTTTTTCATCAGCGAAATGCTCCTTTTTTATTTCATCAATACTCTTATAAGTCTTTATAGTCTTTATAGTCTTATGATGTGTTCGCGTGCTTTCCAATTGCTTTTCATTTGCTTTTCGCGTGCTATTCAAGTGCTTTTCATTTAATGGAAGGCAAATGATTCTATTTTTGTATTGATTTTTGCTGTAAGATACCGTACTTATAAATCCATTTTCTTCTAATTTCAGCAAGCATTTAAGCATTGTTGTTCTCGATGCTATCCCAGTTGATTCTTGAAGGTCAATTAAAACAATTGAAAATTTATCTTTCCACCCTAATCGATTTGCGCGAGATAGAATAACCATATAAACAGCTATTGTATAAGGGTCGATTTTTT